AGTAAATGCAAAGTTGCCTTCTGATGGTGATGTTACAGATGCATCTCTAGCTGCGGTACTTGCAAACACCCAAATACCTTGCATTAAATAGCCATCTACATCGGCGGCGGTCAATACCTCGCCCGTAGTAAAATCCTTGAAACCTAATCCTGCTGCCATTTTTACTCCCTAGTAACTTAGGACATTATAGTCTAAAGTGCCATAAATCGTATCATTTAGGATAAAAGAATCGATTACGGGCTCCAATGTCGTGAAGGTAGTGCGCCAACTATTTGGCGTGATATTCATTCTCACACCAAAAATCTGTAATGTTTTCTCTAAAGTAGATCCACCCGGCTGGGTAGTAATTACCTTTATAGGATCAAAAAAGTCTAGGTCTAAAGCTGCAATTATGCCTGTGTTGTAATTGTTTGTGTATAGGTCAAGCACTATGGCATCCACTCGAATACTTGTCTCAGCTCTACTGGCTGTGTAAGCCTGTGCATAATCTAGAGCTACTGCATCGCTCTGCATAAGTAGGTTGTCTTGAAAGTAACTATGTAAGAAATACTTGTCTATGCTGGCTTGATTTAGGGCTACCTGGGGGCTACCGCCAGTCCTCGTAATTGTGGATTTGTTAAATATAAGCACATCATTAAGAATCCAACTAGCATCAAAATAAACTATACCTGTGCCATTATCTGCAAAGACTGTGGGTGTGCCACCAATAGATCCAGCAGTTACAGCTCTATCTTGGAATACAAACGAGCCGGCAGCGTCTACGTATAAAGCCCCGTACTCGGACGTGGCTACAGTGGTTAAAGCTGCTAAGGCTGTACGGTTAGTGCCGGGATCCGCTTGCATAGTAGTCAGTCCAGCATCCACATCTCGCATAGTTGCCGGCCAGTCGATTTCATCTAATATTTGATTTATACGTGTGCCCGCTAAATTGCCAGCACTAGCACCTGTAACTGTACTAATCTGCGCTACCTGCGCTAATCTGAAAGCATCTACGGCTTGAATGGTTGTTATAGCTACAGTGTCATCTGATTCCCCGGGATAAGTTGTAACAAAACTGGTGATAAATCCTGAGAATATAGGATAGGTAACACCGCTATAAGTTGCAGTAATCTGCACCTTTTTCATGGGTGTTAATAAATTATAATACGGGCCAGTAACATTTTGCGGGTTAAAGTCGCCTGACTGATCAACTATACGTAAAGTAAGTGCGCCTGTTTGAAATTGATCTGACAGTGCAGTACGACCTCTATTAGTTTCGATGCGATTAATTTGATTTGATACATCTACAATTACAGCTGTTGAATCGGCTAATATGTTTGTATCTAATATTCCTGATCCCAATACCATAGCCTGAGCAAAACTTGGCCCAGTGCTAAAATTAATTACAGCATTTATTACTGGTACGGTCATCCGGGTAAGCCACCATTAGGAGCAGTGCTAAACCCAGTACGACCAGCGACTTGAATACTTTCGGCTACTAATTGAGCAAACTTATCACCAGATGGTGAATCAATTCTTACGTTTACATCTACAGATCTATTACCTGATTCTCTAGCTCTTTCGGTCGCAATTTGTGACACGTTCATACCAGCATAAGAGGATGTGCCTACTAACTGAGTTGCTAGATCTTGAAAGTAACTAGCGGGTGATGGTGTAAAAGTAGGTGTAGATGTTGTTGTAGAAGAAGTCTTAGTAACTCCACCCATTGATGCTATAAATGCGGCTATTTGAGCGTTTAAAGCTCTTACCATTTCCAATGCTGTACTTTGTAAGTAATCATCTATTTTTGTGTTTAATGTTTTAACTTTAAATAATGCAAAATCTTCTAAAGACATACCTGCTAATTTAGCCTGATCTGCTAACTTTTTTAATGCTTCGGCTGCTTCTAACTCAGCTATTAACTTTTTAGCCAAAGCCTCATTATTATCTAGGATTGCTAACTGTGCCTTTAGGCGTAACTTAGTCTCTTCATCGGTTGCGCTGTTTAAGGCTGCGTTTAGACCTATACGCTCTAGGTCAAATTTCTTTTTTAACTCTTCTACGTTCTTATTGTCAATGGCGTTCTTTTTGAGTAATAGTGCTAATTCTGCTGCCTTGGCTTTTGCTAATTTATCCTCGGTCTGGAATCGCTTAGCATCAATACGGCCTGCACTGCGTTGTTCATTAGCTGGCAATTCTCTTGCTGGTGTGTTTTCTTTACCGAGCCTAGCCAATAATCCTAATGCGCTTGTTTCATAGAAGGCTTTACCTATTAAACCAATACCAGGTATATCACCTAATTTTGCAATCAATACTCCTAAACCTGTAATAGTGTAGCCTGTTTGCTTACCTAGTGCTTGCATCTTTTTACTTGTATCTTCAATATTTGTATCTTTACCTAATGCGTCAAGCGCACCTAATATGCCTTTACCTATTTCTTCTTTAACATTTTCGCTTGCTACTTTTAATAAATCCATTTTTCCAGCGTATGTAGTTAATCTAGCCGCTGATTGACCTGCAAACTTTTTATTGAGTTCACCCATGATTAAATTCATGTCGTTAGTTTTTAGCAAAGTTTTACTTAGACCAGCACCTAATCTGCTTAAACCAGTAGTGTTACCTGCAAAGCCACGTGATAGAGCCGTGGTAACTTCACCTAAAGATCTACCTGTTGCAGCACTTACGTTTAACGCAGTGCTTAATGCATCTTGGCTTTTAGTTATAGATCCTGTTACTGTTAATAATTGTTGAAATGCTGGACGTAAATCATCATCTAGTACGCCTGTGGCTTTTTGCAGGTTAGCAATATACAGCTCTACACCCGGTGCGCTAAATTGATAACCAGTATTCTTTAATTGTTGCTCTAAAGACTTGGCGGCTTTCTCATCTGCCATAAATGCTTGTACCGCTTTTTTGCTGTAATTAGTTAATGCGCTAACGCTAAACGCTGCAGCAAAGACTTTAGCAAAACTCTTTATTTGTTTTTCAAAGGTTGATACTTCTTTTTTAGCCTTTTTTAAACCTTTGTTATCAAAGGTGCTGAGAGCCGATACTACTAAGGTAGGCACAGTTAGACTCCCTTAAATCCACGAGCTGATCGCTCTTTATAAAATCCTAATACTTGACCTTTTTTCTCTAAAGGTAACTTTTTGTAATACTGAAATATTGCCTCGTCTATTGCTTTTTTTAGATCCTCGTAAATCTTACCTTGATCCTCTGACCATGCTTTATAGATTACGCGACCTTTATTTTTGCGACCTCTGCGACCTACAGATCCTGCAAGTGTTGCATCTACTACGTTAGGTAATGCCTGTATAAATTGCACACCTGCATTTGGGTTAAGTGATGCGCCTTGTGATCCTTGTGTCTTACGACCTGCAGTCTCATAGATTGCGCCGGGTGCTGACTCATTAGATACATAGTTATAAACTGAATAGCCTTTATTATTTTTCTTATTTGGGCCAAGTTTATATTTAATACCGCTTCTAGCTGTGCTTTGATCATACGCTGGAAAGGGTCTGCGCTGTCCTTCTTGTGGTTCAGCTTTTTTTAACCAGCCACTAAGTATATTTTCATCTTGATTGTCTGGTAAATATTGTTTTGCCTTATAAGCAACTTTCATCATAGGTGTCTTAAGGCTTGTCTTAACGTTCTTGTACATGTCTTCATCTATTGCGTCAATAGCCTTAAGGAACTCTCTAACGCCGTTTACTACGACTGGCATTTTTAATCTCCTTAGATCTATCGCTTAAGACTTGCACAATAGCCCGTAGCATTTCTGTGTCCATGTTAATGAACTCACTTGGCGCAATTCCTAGCTCTACAGACAAGCTTGCTATCGTGTAGAGCGTAGAATCACGCAGTACTATTTTTTTTCTTCGTCCATCACCTCGACAGTTTCTAGACTGTCAATAAATTCTGCTCCGAATACGGGTACAGTTATGTTAGCCCTACGTAAGCACTCATGAGCCAAGAAATAGATCTCGGTTTGTCTTTCGTGATCACGTAGGACTTTACTAATACCTGCTTGATAGCGTAATTCAAATGCGTACTCGACTCCCGGCGTAATTTTGTGCTCTGTAACTTCGCCGTTAGCCCTTGTAATCTTTAGCTTTGCCATTACTACTCCTTAAGGTGTTGTGTCTACTACTATAACTGAGTTACATGTAAATGTAATACTCTGAGTCGATATGTCGCCAACTGCACCATTTAGATCTTGTGTGTTGTTAACCAAAACTGTAGTTTGATACTCAGGATTGGTTGCGCTGATAGCAGCTGAAGTGCGCTTGATTACTAGCGGCACTGTTGTACCAAATGCTGCTGCAAGTGTTGCAGTAACTGCATTAGCACCTGAAGCTGCTGTATCGTTTAATAGATCTAATGTGATTGTTGATGCCTCTAGACCCTTAGTAAACTTATGGGCAGTGTCACCCATCGCGGTT